ATGACTATGAAGAGGGGCTGGCTGGCGGCATCACTCTAAGCCCCGAAACGTCTGGTTCGTTCACGATGAACGCGGCGCTCGATACGCTGGCCTACACCAAGGTCGGGCGGCTTGTCAGCATCACGGGCATGATTTCTTGCACAAATGTTTCTGCCGTTGGCACGTTTGTTGAACTTGATGGATTGCCTTTTGCAGCGGCTGATTTGACAGAAACAGCAGGTAGATTTACCGGCATGGCTCAATTTGACGGCACTTCTGGGAAGCCTTCCGTTGTCGGGCTTGCGCTTGAAGGCTGGACAAAAATTCGTTTCCCGATTGACGCCAGCACGGTGACTGGAAACATCTATGTAAACATCAACTACATCGCTGCGTGAGGATAAAAAGATGGCGCTGACAAAAGCAAACAACCGCATGATCGATGGCGCTGTCGTCAATATCCTTGACTTCGGGGCGGTGGGAGATGGCGTGACTGATGATACCGCTGCGATCCAAGCGGCACTGAACACGGGCAAGACCGTGTATATCCCAGAAGCGCCTGTCGCATACCTAGTCTCTACGATCTCCATGCTCAACGAGCAGACGATCTACGGCGATGGCAAGTGGGCAAACGGCCTCAAGGGTGACGGAACTGGACCTGTCATCCAATGTGGTGATGGGTCAGGCTCGATCCGTTCACACCAAATCAAGTGGCTCCGCATCGAGAACAATGGCGAGCGGTGTGTGTATTCAGACAACGCTCCGAACTTCCTGATCGAAAATTGCCGCCTTTCAGCGGTTGGCGACCATGCGCTTGACCTGCGGTTTAGTTATCGGGCCACTGTTCAGGACTGTTTCATCACATGCAGCGGTGCCTTCACAGCAGTCAACGCCCTGAACAACGTCAACGGTCTCATCATTGACGGCAACACGATCTCTGGCGGTTCGGCCGGTCGTGCTGTTCGTGTCGGTCAGAGCCAAGGGGTTCGGATCAGCAACAACATCATTGAAGCATCGCTCGATGGCATCTGGGTTGCATCCACCTCTGACACGGGCGATGGCAACTGCAACGGCGTCACCATCTGGAATAACTACATTGAGCAATGTTCAACACCTTTTGTCCTTGGCAAAGTGTTTACTATTCTCGGCGCTGTGGTCAAAGCCAACTATGTGGGCAACACCAACAACAACGTTATTGCAACTCGCACTGCCGTGATCCAGCACGGTCGTCTTCGTGGCGCTGAGATTGCCGACAACAGCTTTTACGTTTTGAACACTGTGGAAGACCTTGTTTGGATTTTTCTTGAGGTTGCTACTTGCGACATTGAGGGGGTTCTTTACGCCCGAAACTATATCGCCAACACACCTGCAAACGTATTTCAAAAGTTTGGCGCTTTTGCGGCGACTGGAACCGTCCTCAATCTTCTTGGCGCTGAGAACCACTATGACTTTGGATGGATGGACCAGCTTCCGACCAAGCGTCAATTCGTCAGCCCGTGGCTTTCTGCCAACGAAAGCGTGACCCTTGAGTGGTTCAGCATAGATGGCGGGGATGCTCAGTTTGGGGGAAGGATTAGCAGCGTCGAAATCATTGACGCCACAGGAACCCTGACTGGCTGCGATGTGGCGCTCGGGGATAGCGCAAACGCTCAGTTTAATGTCGCTGATGTAGACATCAGCACACTGTCCTACACCAGAGGTCGTGCTGACATGACCGTTGCTAGTGAAGGGCTTGATCAAAGATCAGGTGGATACAACCAATACCGTGTCGTTGCTGGTGCTGGGACAGGTAAGTTCCGCATCCGCATCACATTCCGTGCAAACTAATGCGCTTCGTGCGTGGACAGTCCAGCCAAGGAGGTAAACATGGCACTGACTAAGACAACGACCAACGACAAGATCGAGGTTCTGCAACTCGCAGCGGGCTACCCCGTTGTGCAGGTCCGCACGGCCACAATCATCGCAGAGGATGGCGTAGAGATCAGCCGCACCTTCCATCGCCATGTGCTGACGCCTGACGCCGATCTTGATCGGGAAGGCGCAGATGTGGCAAAGATTGCCAAAGCCGTCTTCACCGCAGCGGCCAAGGCCGCTTACGCAGCCGCGCAGCAGGAGGTCAAGTGATGCCTTTCGTGAGCAAGGTCATATCTGGGGCGGACAGCTTCACCGATCCGATCCAGATCGTTGGGAACTTCAACTTGTCGATCGTCGGCTCGACCTCTCCGGCATGGGATGGGACGCTGACGGTGCAGCGGTCCACGGATGGCTCGACGTGGCGCGATGTGGACACTTGGTCTGACATCTCGTCCGAAGAGGTCGGCTACGATCCGATGCTGATGTATTACCGCGCCGGCGTGAAGACGGGCGAATACACGGCTGGCTCGGTGACTGTCTCGATCAATGGTCAGGCTACGTTGCCGGGGGCTTCGTCATGAAGAAGGGCCTCTACGCAAACATCCACGCCAAGCGCGAGCGGATCAAGGCGGGATCTGGCGAGAAGATGCGGAAGCCTGGGTCGAAGGGTGCGCCCTCGGCTGCGGCTTTCCGCGCTTCTGCGAAGACGGCGAAGAAGAAATGAAGACGCCTGCGTGGCAGCGATCTGAGGGGAAGAACCCCAAGGGCGGCCTCAACGCGAAGGGGCGCGCTTCTGCAAAGGCTGCGGGCATGAACCTCAAGCCGCCAGTGAAGTCCGGCGACAATCCTCGGCGGGCTTCATTCTTGGCGCGGATGGGGAACATGGCTGGCCCTGAATACAAGGATGGCGAGCCGACGCGGCTGCTTCTGAGCCTGCGGGCTTGGGGCGCGTCGTCGAAGGCGGATGCGAAAACGAAGGCGAAGGCCATCTCGGCCAGGAACAAGGCGAAGAAAGATGGACGTGATTGACACGGTGATGAAATGGGTGATCGCGCCCGTGGCCGCTTTTGTGTGGATGCTGCACGCCAAGATGCAGAGCCATGCGACCGACATTGCCGTGTTGAAGGCCACTGCGGATGCGAACAAGCAGGCTCACGATCGCGAGTTCAAGCAGATCCAAGACAGCTTCAAGGCTGTATTTGAGAAGCTGAACATCATCGAAGAGGCGCTACGCAAATGAAGATCCCCCAGGAAGCGATCGATCTGATCCAGGAGTTCGAGGGCCTGCGGCTTGACGCCTATCTCGATCCTGCCGGCGTTGTCACCATCGGCTACGGCTACACCAACCGGGCAGGGTATGGACCGGGCGTGAAGATGGGCGACAAGTGGACGAAGGAGCAGGCTGAAGAAATGCTTGAGGACGGCCTCGAGAGGTTCGCCGACGAGATCGGGCCGCTCTTCAAGCAGCAGCCTAATCCGCATCAGTTCGGCGCCTTCGTCTCGCTGGCATACAACATCGGCACGCGCGCCTTCGCGAAGTCCACCGCACTAAAGCGATGGAACGCGGGCGACATGATGGGCTGCGCCGAGGCGATGGCATGGTTCAACAAGGCCGGCGGGAAGGTTCTCAGGGGCCTTGTGCGCCGCCGTGAGGCCGAGGTCGCTCTGTTCCTGAAGGACTACGCCGAGCCGAAGCCTGCGGCTCCTGACGCGCCCAGAGAGAGCGTGGCGCAGTCCACGACGGTGCAGGCGTCGGCGGTGCAGATCGCCTCGGGTGCTGGGGCTGGCGTCGCTGCGGTCGGCGCTCTCGACGGCACGGCGCAGATCGTGGCGCTGGTCTTCGCGGGGGTCATCGTGCTTGCCGCGGCCTGGGTCATGCGTGAGCGGATCAAGAAGTGGTCGGAGGGCATCCGATAGGAGGGTGACATGTGGGCGCCACTGGTGCTGCTTTGCGGGAATATGACCTGCTTTATCGTCGGCGGGCCTATCATCAAGACCGAGGAGCAGTGCAAGCGTTTCATCGCGGAGGTGATGGTGCCCTATGTCACAGAGCAGTCGCCTGAGACCGTCATATCGGATCTGAGGTGCATCCAGTGGGAGGAGCGCAGTTGATCCGTCTCAAGATGTGGGCAGCGGCGATCGGCGTTTTCTTCACTACTCTAGCAGCAACATGGTTTGCCGGCAGAAAGTCGGCCCAGGCTGACGCCAAGCGCAAGGAGGCCGAGGATTATGTGGACACTCGGAAGCGGATCGACGAGGTGGATCGTCCTAACAGTGTGGACGCCGCTCGCGGCTGGCTGCATGACCGCTCCAAGCAGTAACGCGATCTGCGATGCAACTAAGGATAGTCGCACCGCTCATGCCGGGGCGCTTTACGAAGACGGCGGCCCGAAGTCGGTGATGACCGGCGCCTATCTCATCGCCCAGATTGATGTGGGCTGCGCGAAATGACGCCGCATCAGAAGAAGGTGGTCGATCTCTTCAAGGAGATCGGCAACAAAAGCGAGATCGCGCGTCGGCTCGGGCTGCATGAAAGCACGGTTCGCCAAATCCTGATCCGCGCCCAGCAAGATCCCGGCATCACGCAGGCGCTCGAGCGGACTGGCATTTCGCCTGAGAACGCGAAGCACGGCTGGCGGCGGGTGCAAGATCCCGAGACAGGCAACTGGGACTCGGTATTCTGGAAGGCGCCCAAGTTCGCCGAGACGTTCATCGAGCAGCTTCGCGAGGCCTTTGAGAACATCGACAAGGCAGAGCCGATCGAGCCACCCGAGACGGTGATCGCGGATCTCTGCACGGTCTATCCGCTGATGGATGTCCACTTCGGGATGCTTGCCGACAAGGACGAGACCGGCGCGGTGGACTACGACATCAAGCGCGCGACCGAGGACATGCGCCTGGCTTTCGCCAAGATCGGCGCGCTGACACCCAAGAGCGCCAAAGCGATCCTCATCGTGGGCGGTGACTTCTTCCACGCCAACGACCAGACCAACGTGACGCCGGCGCACAAGCATCCGCTCGACACCGACACGCGCCACTGGAAGGTGCTACAGGCCGGGGTCAACTTCCTGGCTGAGGTGATCGAGACGATCGCGGGCAAGCACTCAGCGGTCAGCGTGCGCGTTCTCAGAGGCAACCACGACCCGGAGGCGCACAAGGTGCTGACCTTCGCGATGGCGCAGCGGTATGCTGGATCTACTCACGTCCGCATCGATGAAGATCCGCGCGACCTGTTCATGGCGCAATGGGGTCGTTGTCTGATCTCGGCGCATCACGGCGACAAGGCTCCTCCCGAGCGGCTGACACTCTACCTCTCTGATGTCTGTCCCTACTGGTCCGAGACCCGGCATCGCTACTGCTTCACCGGGCATGTGCATAAGGATCAGTCGCGGGATGTCGGGCCGCTGCGGTGGGAGAGCCTGCGGGCCTTCGCGCCGCCTGATGCGTATGCCGCAGGGATGGGCTATGCGGGCAGGAGAGCCATGCAGGCGCTGACGTTTCACCGCCGCGACGGGCTGGTGTTGAGGGCGATTGATCCCATCGAGAGATGAGGCCTGCGGCTATATGGCGCGCCAGAGCCGCACGCGCAGGCGATCGATCCGCATCCGCGAGGTGATGTGGCCTTGGCCGGCCAACTTGTGCAGCGCGTCTCTGGTGGCCTCCTTGCCCATCTTGATGACGGCGCAGAGTTGATCGCATGTCATCTCCTCCGGCGCGATCTTGCGGAGATGCTCGAGGCATAGGTCGGTGGCATGGCGGCGGCCGTTCTTCGCGAAGATGATCTTCGCCTGCTCCTGCATCTTGATCGACATGCCGACGTTGGGCAGGCCGGGCTTGTGGCCTTCGCGCCGGGCTTGGGCGAGCATGAGTTGGCCGAGGCGCTCCTCCTGCTCAGTCGTCATCGCGCCACACCGCATCTCGGAGAGCGTTGATCTTGTCGGGCACTGTGACGAAGGTCGTCCTGTTGAACTCGGGATCGACTTGCAGGAGGCGGTTTGATGCCTTCCCCCACATGTCGCGCCAATGCTCGGCGCTTGATCGCCAGTAATTCACTTGGCGATGCAGGTCTTGGATCTCGCGTTTGAGATCGTCGATCTGATCCGCAGCTGCATGGTGCATATGCGGCTCGTAGGCTGCATGGTCGCCTAGATCGCGCAGCCGCTTCGTCAGATCCTCACTCATTCTTCCTGCACTCCCCAGCAATCGCGGCATAGGCCGCAGCATCGATATAATTGTCTTCGTGATAGGGCCAACCGCTATCGGTTCGCGCCATCTTGAGCAGCACCATCATCCACGCGACGGACTCTGCCTTGAGGGTCACGCCGCAGTCGAGGTAGACGGTCCACAGTTGGGCGATCCGCTCGAGGTTCACCCAGGGCTGGCCGTAGGTCTCCTGCCGATCACCGCCTGTCAGTTCGGCAGCGCGGGCGAGGATACGCAGACGGGCATCGTTGTCTTCGGTCATGGCTTGTCTCCCTTCAGTTCTGCGAGGGCAGCAATAGCGATCCACCCAAGAGGATGTTCATCTGTAGCGATCTCACCCAAAGCCTCCACCGCCTTCGCCAGCTTGGCCTCTGCGACCTTAGCGCGCTGATAGTTTTGCTGAGATACGTCAACCCATTCCTTGCAGGCTTTGTCTAGCGTCTCGAGATCGTCGGCCACCGCCTTCACAGCGTCAGCGCTGTCGCAGTGGCAGTTAGGATCGTGCAGCCCGCGACTTTTGTAGGCTTCATGGCAGCGGCAGCGCACAAGGTCTTGCAACTCTGCTAGGGCTTGCTTCACAGGGTCGGTGTAGGTCATGGCTTGTCTCCTGTCAGTTCTGCGAGGGTGGCGCGGGCGATGTCGTATGGATCGTCAGCATACGGGGCCTTTCCAGCGATCCGGTCGAGCGCCTCCACCGCCTTCGCCAGCTTGGCCTCTGCCGTTTCTGCTCGGCCTTCCCAATGCTTCATGTATTCCATGACGCTTGGGTTTTTTACGGCCACCTCTGCGATCCCTGACGTTTTCATCAGGTTCAGTTCAGCCTCAAGTTCCTTGATCTTGTCGCGCGCGTCCTCCGCGCCCTTCATCCACGCAATCGTCAGGTCGCAGTCCTCGCCCAGCGGGCAGGTTTTTTTGGTCATGGCTTCGGCTCCTCGATGAACTGCGCGGGGTCTAGGGCGCGGATGTAGTCTGCTGCGGCACGGCACACGGCCTCTTCATCCTCTGTTGGGCTGCCACCATCAGGCGGCACAAGGCAGGCGTTTTGCGCTACTGATGCCGCCCCCTC